AAGATTTGGCAAGATGAGGGATACGAGAAGAAGCTTGTATTTTACGAATTACCAGTGGAGTAATATAAATGTTTTTAAAGATGATACCTAAAAGAATTAAAGTGTGGCTTATTAAGCACCTATATACCGATATTGCAGCTATGGGTGACGGAGGCGATACGGCCCTTGCACACGTCAACGAAAAAGAAGTCGCTTTATTAAAAGCTCACGGTGGCGCAGGGACTATAAACCCACGTACTGGACTTATAGAGTTTAAAGGCAAAGGTGGTGGTGGATCGCCAGCTCCATCAGTACAAGAATCTGTTTCTTATTCATCTAACTTGCCAGAATACGCAGAGCCATACTATAAAGAACAAATGAAGCAGGTAGCTAAGGAAGTATATACTACCGACTCATCAGGTAATGTGACAGGCGTTAAACCTACAGCTGTATATAAAGGACCTAGAGTCGCTGGGTTTAGAGATGACCAAACAACTGCTCAAGACCAAACAAGAGGTTTAACAGACCCTACTCAAATAGCTAGTGGAACTAGTGCATTAAACAGAGGTTTAACAGGAGCTAATACTGCAATGGGCGGTATAGACGAAGCAATGAAATACACTCCTGCATTTACTGTAGGTGAAACTGTAACTACTGAAAGATTTACTGATCCTGGCGTTGCAGCAAATTATATGAACCCATATCAGCAACAAGTGGTTGATGTACAAACTGCTGAAGCTAGAAGACAAGCTGATATTGCAAAAGCAGCTAGAGGTTTAGGCTCTATAAATCGAGGTACTTTTGGTGGTGGTAGACAAGCGCTAATGGAAGGTGAAGCAGACAGAGCACTAGCAACACAACTAGGAGCAATACAAGCGACAGGTAGTCAACAAGCTTACGAACAAGGACAAAAAGCGTTTACTCAAGATTTAGCACGTGACTTTGATATGCAAAAAGCTAATCAAGGAGCTGACTTACAAGCTCAACAAATGAATATTGCAGGACGACAGTTTGATGCGGATTTAAATAAACAGTTAGGATTGTCTGGACTACAAGCTCAAAGTACACTAGGTGGTCAACTAGGACAGATAGGTGCGCTCGATCAACAAACAGACCTACAAAGAATTCAGGCTCTAGCAGCTTCTGGTGGAGAGCAACAAAGAATGGACCAAGAGTATTTAAATGCAAACAAACAAAGATACTTAGAAGACGAAAATGCAAGAAAAGCAGCGTTAGAGTATCAATCAAATATACTACGTGGTACTGCAGGTGCATTAGGTTCAACAAATACACAGTATGCGCCGGCTCCAAGCATGGCATCTCAAATCGGTGGATTAGGTCTAGCAGGTCTAGGTCTCTACAATAAATTAGGCTAAGGTAAAATATGAATATTATTCAGGTACAGGATAGGTTAAAAGGCGTAACAGATGACGCATTAGTTCAATATGTAGAGAACCCTACAGGGGAAGTACCTACTTATTTAGCGTTAGGAGAGATTGGCCGTAGAAAAAGTGTGCGAGACGAGTATCAAGCAGCTCAAGCTGAACAACCTAATCAAACTGTTGCTGAAGAAATGATAGCTCAATTATCAACACCTACAGGGATAGGTGCACTGACTAGTAACATGGGGGCTCAACTGCCACCAGAAGAAGTTATGTCTAGTTCAGAAACTATAAGTGAGACTGGCGTAGCTAACCTACCCACACCAAATATGACACAGGAGTTTAAAAGAGGTGGTATCGTTGGAGATGATGGTACTATTTATGGAGCTGCAGGATTTCTTGTCCCTGCTGTTAGAGCAGGATTAGGTTATGCTGGGCGAGGATTAGGTTTTTTAAAAGATAAATTAATTGGTACCAAAGGAGCGCCTGCAAAACCAGGATATAATCCAAAGTTAGCTCCAGGTATGACTAGTGTAGGAGGAAGTGCGGGTACTCCTGGAACTAGAGGATTATTATTACAACCAGGCTCATACGTAGTTGGCGGAGTAACCTACATGTTAACACCTAACGGACCTGTAGATGAAGACGGAAATCCTCCACCACCAGAAGTTACAGATACAATAACAGAACAACTTACTGAAACAGTAACAGAGTCAGTACCTGAACCTACTATGGAAGAGAACGCTCAAAAAAGAATGGATCTGTACAAAAAGTTTGCAGGTGAAGATGAAGGCGCAGCACGTATAGCAGAACGTATGGCTAAAATGGAAGAGCGAACTGCAGGTGTAGAAGAAGATGCAGAAAATATGATGCTAATAGAAGCGGGTTTAGCTATGGCTGGGGGAAAATCTCAAAACTTTTTAGAGAATGTAGTAACAGGGGGTAAAAAAGCAGTAGAGTCTTACAGTGATTCAATGGATAAAGTAAGAGAACTTGAGAAAGAAACTTTTGCTATAGACGTAGAACTTAATAAAGCTAAACGAGCAGAGCAACTTGCAATTGCAAGTAAAGGCATAGACAGTATAGAAGCTCAAGAAGCTGCCGAAAGAGCATCAGCACTACAAGCACAAAAAGATAAAGCATTTAAGGATAGACTTAAAATTCAACTTGCAGAAACAGGAAGGATTAATGAAAAAGATATAATTGAAGCCTATACAAAAGCTGGAGGATATGACATAGCTACAGAACAAACATTACCTTATCAACAATGGAAATCACAATTTTTAGATTCTTTTGGTGTAGAAGATCCAGAGGCAGATAGATTAGTAGATAAGTACGCTAGTTAATAATGGCTACAAGAGAACAATTAATTGATGCTTTGAAAAAAGCTGATGCTGCTGGTAACACAGAAGACGCTAAAAAGTTAGCTAACTACATCAAGTCATCTTCTGGAGCCTTTGGAGTACCTAACCAACAAAGAGAAGGCACGGCTGGATTCTTTGAAGGTGTAGTAGGTGGTGCTAAAAATATTCTATCTGGCTCACAGACTGCAGTAGAAGCACCATTTATATCAGGCGAAGAAGCAGCACTTAGAGGAATAGAAAGACAGAAAGGTCGAACAGAAAGACCTGGATTCAGCCTCGACGAAATAATTAAAACCTACGATCAAGACGGTTTGTTTTCTGCAGCCGGCGAAACTCTATCACAAATCCCAGGTGCCATTGGTGAACAACTTCCGTTCTTAGCTTCTATGAAAGCAGGGTTTGCCGCAGGGTCTGCGTTACCTCTTCCCCCTCAAGCTAAACTACTTGCAGGTGTTGCAGGGTCACTCTTAACTCCATTCTTAGTTTCTTCTGGTAGTGCCATGGAGAGAAAAGCTTCTGAACAATTAAAAAGAGGCGACAAAGTAGACATCAATGAACTAGGTGCCTATGGTACAGGTTTAGCTTCTGCAGGATTAGAAAGAGCAGCGCTTGGTTTATCAGGATTAAGTAAGGTCATGGGCATTGACTTCCTTAAAGGTGCCGGTACAGAAACAGCTGAACAAATTGCTAGACGTAGCCTTGCTGCTACATTAGCTAGAGGTGGCGGAAAGTTAGTGGCTGCGGAAGTCCCTACTGAAATGGGACAACAAGCTTTAGAAAGATACTATGCAGGACTGTCTCTTACAGATGAAGAAGCGATGAGAGAATATGCTGAAGCTGGCGCAGGTGCAGCTATGTTAGCACCTCTCGGTATGGCAGGTAGTGCATACCAAAGAAGCCAAGTTAGAAAAGATATTAAGAAAAAAGAAGAAGGTATACAAAAAGAAAACGAAAGGATAAAAAGAGAACAAGAAGCTGAACTAAAAAGAAAAGAAGAAGAAAAAGAAATAACTGAAACAGCAGCAAAATTAGAAAGACAAAGAATAGAACAAGAAGCCCAAGAAAGAAAAGATGCAATTGAAGCGGAGCTACAAAGAGCTCGTGAAACAGGCGAGCCAGTCAAGTCTATACAACAGATTATTAACGAGATGACAGGGGTTGTACAAGACCCTTTAGATGAAAAGCAACTTGCAGATATTGCAAAAATAGATACTGAAAGAGATAGAGTATTCTCTCAACTTAGAGCGAATAGAGACTTAGGTGCTATAACAGAAGACGAGTATAAAGGAAAACTATTATTTCTTGATGAGCAAGTGAGCAAGGCTAAAAAAGAGTTAAGCCAAAAGCAAGTTAAAGAAAGAAAACCTTTGACAGGTAAAAAATTAACAGCAAGACAAAAGCAATTTCAAGAAGGACTAGATGAACCTTCAGGTCAATTTGTAGCAGGGGTTGATGGTATTGAAAGAGAGCGAACAGAAGCAGAAGCTCAAGGCATTCCTGTACAAGAATACGACCCGACAAAACAAAAATTAACTAAAGAGTTTATAACTTCTAAAAAAGGTCTAGGCATAGTGGGTACGGCAAAAGCATTTGGTTTAGATCATGGAGATGGGCCAGTACCTAGACTAAAAGATTTTTTAGAAGCGAAAGACCCTACTAATGTAGAAGACAATGGAATGATACGCCTTACTTTAAATGAGAATTTAAAAACTAGAAGAAAAGGTCTAGACGACGCGCCTTCTTTAGAAGCACAACAGAAAAGACAAGAAGTAATTACTAAGATTGAAACCTACTTGACCGCTTTACCAACAACACAGGAGTTAGAGAATGGTGAATATCAAAAAGCCCTTGACGCCGAAGCAGCTAGAAGAGGCGATGAAGTGGATGATGGAACCGCAGCAGTTGATGCCTTTATTTCTAGCGTCAATGACACAGGAGGAGTTGATCAGTCTGGAGCTATTAGTAACGAACTTGCTAGACGAGCGGGACCAGAGCCAGATTCATTAGTAGACCCAGAGACTGAACAAGAAGTAGATCTTACAGGAGCGCTTCCTAAAGAAGAGTTTGACGCTAAACAGCTAGAAGCAGATAATAAAGAAATAGAACAAAAAGAAAAAGAAATTAAAACGAAAGAAAACCAAGCTAAGATAGGAAAAAATAGAACACTTCGATCGTTTCTGTATGAAACCAAACTCCCTAGAAGCGATATGAACGATATTATGGGTGAGACTTCAGGTAAATCAAAATACTTGTCTGTTTTTGATGGAAAAAAGAAGTTGACCCCCTCTCCATCACTTATGTCACTTATTGAAGGGGGACGAGTAGATAAATTTTTACCTCCTGATTTAAGACTAGAAGCAGATCGTGCAGTAGATACTGCGTTTGATGCAGAGCCTGCGTATAACTACCTAGCAGAAAGAATGAGAAATCAGCAAGAGGTAATTGAGTTTGATGTAGCAAATGATATAGAGCAAGAACAACTTATTCTAAATAATATGGAAGAGTCTGTAGCAAAGTCAACGGGAGCAGTCGTAGAAATCAATGGTCAGTCTATACCTAAAACACTTATTGACGCGTACAAATCAAGAAAACCAGATCGCGATAGCACACTTCCAAATCTTAACACGTCTGATTATTATAGAGAACTACAAAAATATATAGGGGATTATTATACAGATAAAACTCTAAGTGATTTAGAAAACCTTATAGAAGAATACGTTAAGAGTCAGCCGCAAGACCTTCGATATGTAGTGTTCGGAAAGATTAAGGGAACAGACATAGAGACTGTGTGGCAAGAAAAAGTAGGCGGTAAACAAAGAGCCGAAGAAATTGCAAAAACTTTAGAGCAGGAGGGAAAAGCAACTGACACTAGAGTACAGGAGTACGATTTAAACCAAGGATCTATGGGCGCAGAATCAGATTCATATAAACGCGAAGGTCTTATAAACTCTCTCAAAGAACTTGAAAGCACAATAGCTAAAGCATATTCTAAAACTCCTCTACCAAGGTCTCGTCCAGACCAATTAACAGTTAATAACGAGGTTAAAAAATTAAACGCTAAATTTGAAAATGAAATAAAAGAAGCTTATGGACCAGACGCTAATCGAGATGAAATTGAAATGTCATTGGAAACTCAGATAAAAAGAAACGAAACTGGCGGTCAATATGATCCGCAAAAAGTTCCAGCTCAATTTACATCTGGCGAGTCACTTGTACAGACTTATATTAAAAGACAAGCACAACCAGCAGCAACACCTACACAAGAACAAACTCAAACCACTGCACCTGCAGCAACGCCTAAAACGTACACCTTTGAAGGTAAAAAGATACCTCAAAAACTTATTGACCAGTATAGAAAAATGCAGGAAAGCGACGCCGTATCTGCTAGAGCAATGAGCACTCGGTCTGGAACTATTATAAGTAAGAATTTCTTAAAACAAGCACAAGAGTTTTTAGGGGGAAAAGAAAATGCTATTACTTTGACAAGAGGTCGCGAATTTACCAGTCTTTTAAGTAGAATTATTCGCCCAGGACAGTCGGCAACCGTACCAGTTTCTGTAGATGGGACGATCCGAACTAATGACCAAGGTAAACAAGACCCGCGCGACGCTGCTAATTTTGAGGACGTACAAGAAGCACAACCAGCAGCAAGACCTACACAAGACAACATACAAGAATCTACAACAGAAACAGAAGCTATAGTACCTATGATTAATGGCATAGAAATACCTCAAAATCTTATAGACACCTATCAAGACCTTGATCGCGCTAGAAGAAACGCTTTTAATGAGGACGATAATCCTCAGTATAAACAACTTAGGAAAGCGGCTCAAAAGGAAGACAATAGATTTGATAAGGAACTAGAAAAAATATTTGGTAAGGACTTAGAAGGGCTAAATTTTTCTGAAATGCTTATTGAACAAGGTGTTTCTGTAGAAGCATACGACAACAAAAAGTTTCGTCAACAAGCAGTAGAGGACGCTATAACGAATGTATTAAAAGGTGAACCTATTGGAACTAAGTCTGAGGATTACTACTTTGCGCCCAACAACTATATCGAGCCTGTTAAATACAAAATAGACCCTATACAAAAAGAAACTGAAGAACAGACAGGGGATAGCACCTTTTACAAGAAAGTAGACGATATACAAGAGTCACGAACTGAAACAGAACAAGACAAACTAGCGTTTGAACTTAGGGAAGCTGAGTATCAAGCAGGCAGTTACATAAAAGCAAGTGAAAGAGTTCCTAAACGGTTAAGAGATCGAATCAAAAAACTAAAAGAACAACTATCAGTACAAGAGTCTAGGTCTGATACACTAGGTCCTATAGAGACTGTAGATTCTATTATCGAATCATTAAGAAAAGAATTTGGTTCAGACATTGACAAAGCAATCGACTCAGGACAATTAGTTATTGTTAATAATTTATCTGAGCTCCCTAATAATTTTAACTTTGCCCCTACAGCTAATGGTGCATACGACCCTAGATCAAATAAGGTTTATATCGTTGCATCTAAAGTAATGCCAGGACAAGGTAGAAAAGTATTACTGCATGAACTTGGAGAACATTACGGACTAGAGCGTATGCTAGGTGATAGCTATGGCGCTACTCTAGGTAGACTAAACAGCCTTAAAAATACTGACCCTAAAGTTAAAGCGATATGGGATCAAGTAGGAAGACAATATCCAGACATTGAAGTAGGCGGTAAGTTATATCTACAAGAAGTCATGGCTAAAATAGGTGAGCAAAGTCCACAAAATACATTGTTCAAACGAGTAGTTGCAGCGGTCAAAAACTTCTTGCGTAAGCTTGGGTTCTTCAACCCTAATACATTAACTACAGCAGACATGCAAGACTTGATTATGTATTCTACTAGATCAGCTCTAGCTAAAAGCGATAAGGTTACTGCAAGCCAATTAGCAGCAGGTCAATCCCCTGACATCATGTTCTCTAAAACAGATGTACCTGCAGGACTAGAGCAGACTAGCGTATACCTTTCTGGAGTTAAAGACGATAGTAAAACATTCTATAATAACTTTGTAGACGTAATTGGCAAAGTTTTTAACAATCCAGCAGAATCTTTACCTTCATTATGGAATCAAATAAGAATAAAAATGGTTTCCTCAGGTGCAGGTATAGAAAGAAAACTTTTAAACGAATATGAAGGTGCCGTTACTGATAGCTTAAAAAGGGTAAGACCCGACATAATACAGTCCCAAGCAATAGATGATAGCGTAATGGCCTCACAATCTGCAGCAGAAGGAAAAGTTGTATTCGGTGAAGACCGTGTTGCTAGAGTTGTGGTTGATGAAAACAACATAAATAATTTAGTAAAACTAAGACAACAACTAGCAGATCAAACATCTATTGAATTTGCTGAAGGACTTATACAGTCTTACACTTCTGCTAGACGATATAGGCTAGAACTAGATAGAGTGGAAAGAAGAGAAGCTAATATTGCGAGACTAAACAAAAGCTTAAGTGAAACAAGGCAAGAACTTAAAACTGCTAAAGGAAAAGATAGAAGAGCCAAAGAAGCCCTTATGGATAAATACAAAAAAGAAATTAGCAGAGATACAAAGAAAAATGAAAGTATTAATATTACTCCGGAACAAGAAGCAGCTATTGAACCAGGACTAGCATACGCCCAACAATACCCCTTGCTTGTCGAAGTGGGTGCAATGATTGATGCAATTAACAAAAACAGAATTGATCTGCTAGAGGATTCTGGAATTTATACAAAAGACATGGCTGATGATTACAGAGATAGAGAAGGGTATGTCCCACTATTCCGAGAAATGATAGAGGACATAAGTAAGGGGGACGAAGTTATGACACAATACATTACTGGGTTTGCTGACATCGGAAGAGAGTATGCGTTTACAGGGTCTGATAAAAACTCTAAGCATATCTTAGGTAACATACTTCAACAACACTTCTGGGCGGTTAGTGCGTCTCTGCGAAACAACGCTAACCTTGAAGTTGCTAAACAAGTAGGACTAACTGACGAAAAAGGTGAGCTTAAAATATATGAGAAGAATCCTGAAACTGGTACGGCGGCGCCTGTTATGATTGAGGGAAAAAGAAAGTTTATAGAATATTCTGATCCCGCATTAGCAATAGGTATTCAAGGGGCACTTCCTGTATACAAAGGCATACTAAAATACTTTGGTATAGCAGCTAAATGGTTTAGATTAGGTATTACTGCTAACCCTGTCTTTCAAACTTACCAAGTAATTAACGATGCTCTTGGCGCAGCAATGTATTCAGGAGTTAAAAGCCCATTAAAACTAGGAAAAGAAATTATTGGTGGATATGTTAGAGACCAATACTTTAGAGATACTAAAGCAATAGATGATCAAATGGCTAGACTAGGTATTGCAGGTGGATTCGGTAGAACACCTGGAGATATATTCTTACGAGCTCAAAGACAACTAGGTGTTGAGAACATGACTAAATGGCAGAAACTAGTTGATTTTACTGATGCCTTTGCATCTCGATCTGACTTGGCTCAACGACGAGGTATATTTGTGCAGACACTTTTAGAGTCTGGCGGAGTGAGACAAGCCGATGGATCTGTTGCTGGCGGTAATGAAATAGAAGCTATGAACCGAGCACTTAATATTATTAACTGGCAGAAAAGAGGCGCAAGTAGCTCAGTAAGAACTATGACTCATATTATTCCATTTGCTAATGCGTATCTTCAGGGTATGGACGTATTGCTAAATGCTATGGCAGGTAAAGGTCTATCAGGAACAGATGCCCAAACAGCAAGAATACTATTCTTAAAAACAGCATTGTCACTTACAATGTTTAACATGCTTTATTCAATGGTAGTTGCTGGAGAAGAAGAGTACGACGAGCTAGATGATCGAATTAAATTTAGAAACTACATAGTGCCTGGAACAGGATTTAAGTTGCCTGTCCGTGCGGAGATTTCATTACTCACTAAATATATTCCAGAACAAGCATATCAATATGTAACTAAACTAGGTACAACTAATGAAGTTGATGCCACTAAATTATTTAACGGCATGAGCCTTGCAGTTAGAGATGCAGCGATGGGCCCTAACTTATTCCCTCAGTTAATAAGGGGTTCTGTTGAAGTGGCGACTAACTATAACTTCTATACAGGCAGACCACTCGTCGGACTAGGACTTAGCAGACTAGATACGGCTGAACAATACAACGAAGCTACTTCCGAACTTGCTAAACTTTTAGGCAGCACCGGCATGGTCGCGCCAATTAATGCTGACCACATAATTCGTTCTTACTTTGGTACTGTAGGTTCTACTGCATTGTTTGTTATAGACCAAGCGGCGAATACAATGATTGGTAATGAGAAACCTGCGATGAGGCTAAAAGACTTTCCGCTTATATCTCCGCTTCTTTATTCCGCTCAAGGTCGAGATAAACTAAACGACTTCTACGAACTAAAACAAGCTTCAGATGAAGCCACTGCAACAGCAAATAGACTAATGAAATACAATCCAAGAAAAGCAGCGGAGTACCGTAAAGATAACGCTAAAATGCTTAGAACTAGAACTCAAGTAAATACGCTATCAAACACTCTCAAAGATTTGAGAGCTCGTAGAAAACTTATAATAGAATCTGGAATGGACGGGGATAAAAAACGAGCCGCCCTAACCAATGTAGAAAAACAAATGAATAATGTAGCTAGCAATATTGCCCGACTACGAATTGCATCGGGCTTATAACAACCTCCAACATCTAACTCCCATACACCCATCTTTCAATGTAACAAAGGCGCGTGCTTTTACTTTGGCTCTTTTTGCCCCAGACTCAATAGCATAAATAGTCTCGGCAGTTTTAAGTGTAGGTATAAAAAAACTATCCCCGACTTCCATAGCCTCAAAGGGAAACACCCATTCAGCCTCTCTATGCGTTATCACTTATTGTCTCTAGAATTTTATCAAAGCTATCAAGAGGGAACCGATACGCCATAACAGGAGTACTTGCAGCTGCGTCTTTCCACCCTGCACCCATACGCTTTTTAACTTCAGTCACTTGAATACCTATCTTATTCAACTCGTACACAATCTCACGAGAACTCACCATGTTTTCAGACAAGAACTTTCGGAAGTCAGGTTTAGATATAAACATTAAATTACTATCTAATTCTGCTCGTATCATCAATGCCGTCCTCGGCTCCATCTCTAATGTTCCTTTGTTAAACGCAAGCATACCTGTTTGATTCTTCATAATAAACTCACCTACAAGTCCTGCATAATCTACTTGGTTAACCTTGACAACGCCATCTCTTATAGCGATTAACTCACTAACAATTTTTTCAAAAATACGGTCGAGGTCATAGTCAATTATATGAGCTTGTAGAGCAATCTCTCCTGCTGTCATAGTAGCTGCGATAAGATTTTCATAAAACCTGTAAGCCGTATCTTCCCCAAACTGTTCCCTAAACTTTGTCACCCATACTTCCATCATGTGCTGAACTTCAGCGTCAGAATGTTTATACAGGTTAAATATAAAGTCTCTACCTGCATGACCATAGTTAAATCTAAACTTATCAAATATCTCTCTACCCATAGTCGCGTCATCTTTAAATAGTTGTGGCTTCTTAATTGAAAACTCAATTAGTCTAGCTACCTCTCCATTTGGGTCTTTCTTCAAAGTGCTTAACTTGTCATACAACGAATGATTAGAAGTAAAGATTGCTACCAAACTTGCTGACATCTCATGGTCTCTTTCTGCATTAACAGAAGCCTGCATTCTAATTTTAGATTTACCTTGAGATACTTTGTGGATCAACTGAGATAAGTCTTTAGGTAATATGTTACCTACTTCATCAAGCCCAAACGGTATATTGTGCAGTCCTAAATATCTACCTGTCATACCATTACCTGTTGCTTCTAGAACAGACAAGTCTTTAGGGTTGCCCCACACAGATAAGCTTCCATATAATGCACCTGTTTTAGCAGCACCTGACTCCCCTGTTAAACACAAAGTCACACCCGAAGTAGAAGTATAGTTCATTAATACAGAACCAAATCCTGTAAGAAGTGTGAACGCGTGAAGTTCAAGAGTGCGTTGATTGAGTCTATTGGCTGCTCTTTTCCACTCCAAATAATCTCCACTTACATTCAAGTGTTTAGCAATACCTCGACATAGAGGTGATGTAGGTGAAGATACTTGGTCACCCTTACGAGTAAGCTCGTGTTCCCCCACTACAAATGATTCTCGATCGGGAGTCCACCCCATCTGCATTCTCATTATTTCAGCGGACTTTTGAGCGGTCAGATAGTGACCCCATTTTATTATATAGTTCATTAGATTTTTTGCTCCTTTAGCATCAGGGTTAAACAATACTCCGTTACCTGCGAGTATCTCTTTAAGTCTTTCAATTGCATAAACATACCGCATGGGTAACAAGAACTCTCGCTCAGGGTCATGAGGTAATATAGCTTTCATTAATAGGCAGTCGCCGTCATGAGGACTGTTGATTCTTTTAATCGGAAATACATCATACAGTGTTACCAATTCAGGTTCTTGAGGTATAGCCACACCATCGTCATCATATTTAACCATAGGCATATAGTAGATACCCCCTTGCTTACCATACACGAACGGATAAAGTTCTTCAGGCAATTTCATTAGGCCTGTTCCTTTAGCAGTCTTGTCTGCGATAGCATCAACAGTTGCAGGGGGAACATCTTCCCCAACAGCTACACCATTATGTTTGAGGGCGTTCTCATCTTCAGATGTTGCTACTTGCAATACTTTTCCTAATGATAAAGGGTTAGTAATTTTACCTCGATGCGAACAACCATTACAAACTTCAGGATTGATAGAGTTAAATGTCTCACACGAATGAGGTTTATCTTGAGACTGAAGAGCTTTCTTTTCTGTCTCTTCAGGGCTATAAGACGGATAGTCTTTGGATATTTCATGTATAGCCGTGTCTCTATCTTCACAATGTTGAGCAATAGATAATGCTGAATACCATAAAGGTTCAGGTAAAGTCTTAGCGTTATCAAGAACATATTGAATTTGAGCACACCCTTTTTGTTTTATCTTTGCAAAACTAGACTTAAAATTATCTAGCTTCATAAGTTGCATTTGATTTTTAGATACCTTTGGGAATGGCTGAATGTCTATAATCTTTCCTAGATATTCTTTAAACTCCTCAAAGTCATATACGGGTAGCGCCTCATCAATAATTTTAGTGGGACTTGGTGGATCAGTCTTAAGATTAAATGTTTCAGGACACCGAAGTATTCTTGCTAAATCAGCAGTCACTACAGGGTCAATTCTTAATCCTCTCTTGATACATAAGTCCTTAAACTTTTCAGCATACGGCTTCCATTCATCTGCGGGTATGTCTTTATTAAACAACCAATAAGCATGAATGCCTCCTCCTGAATCAATTTTTATAGGCGGGGGAAGGTCAGCGTGATCGACAAATTTATCTACTGCTTGTGATGCTTCGTCTTTAGTGCTATACCCTTTACCCTCTCCTACATCTAAATCTACAAAGAAAGACCTTACATAAACTGCGTCATCTGCCTTACGGCTATAGCCTGAAAAAGAACTAAGTGCAACAAAAATATTTTGTTTTTCTCGGTTAAATTGGTTGACAGCAGCTTCAATGTCATCAATAGATTCCACAAATTTATGACTAGGTATCTTCTTAATTGGATCAATTGCCGCCACACAATATACTCCACTGCTTGGTAACGCTTTTTTATAGAACTCATTAATCATAATTTTCCTAGCATATAGTCTTTAATAAATAGTTTAGCTTCTTTATAGGTTTGAACAGGAAGCTTTTTATCTTGAATGCTATCCTCAACCAACCGCATAAACACTTCTATGCGGTCTACATTTTTACTTCGTACGGCACCGCCCCTAAACCAATTGTAAACAGTCATGCGAGATACATTTAAAACTTTAGCTATCTCGCTAGGTGGCAGGTTTGCCGAAGCACATAGTCTTCCAAGCTGAACTCCCAACCTCTTCTCGTTAAAAGAATAAAGGTCTCTTAAATATCTTTCGGTATACATAAGACCTCCTAGTTTTTAACAGACCATTTTTTAACAATGTCATTTACATCTGTAGGTTCTGCTACAGGTGCTTTGCCACTATCTTTTAATACAGGTTGTTCAACTGCCAAGTCAGACTGAGGTAGTGCGTCAGCTGATAGCGGAGCAGGTTTACTAGGTGCTACTTGTTCAAATGTTTCTTCTGCGGGTTGTGTAAAGCCCTCAACAGGATTAAACCCAAAGTTATCTGCGTTTGAGTTAGTGCCACCCTCAACATACTTAATCACTTGCACTGCTGATAATCTAAGACTAACGCCACAACCGATCAATGCGGTAAAGTAAGGAACTACTTGAGCGTTAACTCTAATCTCCGAGCCACCCCAAATATTACTTTCAGTCATTAGTTTACCTGACGCATCAAAAATCTTTGGCTTAAACTTTGACTTAAATCTTATAATCATATTACCTGTAGGTTTGCCGTCATCACCAAACTCTTGAGCGAACGGCGGCGTTGCAGTTTTAGGTGCTTTGCCTGTTTCTTCAGTTGTTGTTTTTACATTTTCTGCAAATACATCACTGATAGTTTTGATAAGTGGTTCAGCGTCTGCTTCAGAAAGAATTAGATTAGTTTTGAACTCACCCTCTTCGTTCCATTTAGTGTCCGCTTTAGATAACCACGGGTACTGTGCTACTCCTGTTGGAGTAGTTATTGCTATAGGCTGTTGAGCCATATTTATTTCTCCTTTAAGTGTGACCACTTTTTAACAATAGCATTAGCTTCTGTCTTGCGGTCGGTTTGCATAGTGTCTTCACTGCTAAAGCCAAAACTTTCAGCGTTAGGTAGTTTAGGCACTACGTTTAATTGCACTGCGTTGAGTGCTTCTTTACTCTCCCCTAAATTCTTTAGTATCTCAACATATTCCGAGTCTACTGCTGAACTAGGAGAAAATAATACTTTGGGGTATGCGACCATAGGGTCTAAATGAAGTTTGGTTATTAACCTACTTGCATTAACATTGTTGGTGGCGAGCATACTAACATATGCTTTCAATCCCCATTTACCAAATGATTCTTTTTGCCAACATGAGTTAGAGGGTACAACAAATTGAAATACCCCTGCCTCTACATCGTCTTTTATTACTACGGCTATTAGCCATGAAATCTTACATGAAGTCCCGTTACTAATAACACTGTTACGAACACTGTAAGGACACTGATTACAAGAACTAGATAAAGGTTTAGCTACCTCTGGATCAGGAACTCTAGAATCACTAGACCAACAAGTCGGTTTAGTGTATTGAGTAGAATCAAAAGACGCAGGGTAATACATTCGACTAGGCGATTGTGCCATACGAACAATAACAACTTTAGCTTCATGTCCTTTCAAAGTTTTAATAGAGTTATCCATATGTTTATGAAACAACCCATCTTTAATCTTTAGTCTTTGATGCGTCGCATATCTCGCACCTGCAACAGATAAGGTATCTAAATCTAAAGAGTCAGTCGCTACTTCAGGATTACTATCTAAAATTTTATCTAATTCGTTTACCATGATCTATGCTTTATTAGATGGCTTTTTAACTACAATACTATACTCACGCATAGAGTTAATTCCTGGGGGCAACCCGTCTTCGCCATGACTAACTAAATATTCTTTTAAGTTGCCGTTATGTAATCTTTGTTGTAACAGTTCCACCAAATTGTTTTCCATGATAAAGCTTTTTAGTCCGTCCCAATCACTACAAACAAAGTTCTCTCTTAATGTTTTAATGACAGTTCCTGAACTTGTCTTAATACTTTCGGCGTTCATGTTATTACACTCCTGCAACATAACTGCTTCTAGTTTTTTAAGTTCTTCTTTCAAGCCAACATCTTCAGCTTCAAACTTTCTTTTTAATGTATCTCTTTGATTACGAATGGCAATATAAGCACCAACATAATCTCCTAACTGAATCTTATCTTCTACTTCACTCATTTTTTATTTCCTCTCATAAATGGTTTTAAAAGTTTTTCTACATCTTTCATTGACGCCATAGCATTCCTATGAACGCCTACTAAGTTACTCGCAAAAACAGAAGGGCTGATTTCTCTTTGCTGCAAAATGCACACTACTATCGCAGTCAAGATTAAAAACGCTTGGTCTTCTACATCAACGAGGTCCTCAATTCTTTCATTAACTAATTCAATTAATTCTTTTATTTCGTCTTCCGGAAAATCTTTCATGATATAACGTCCCTATATAAATCAACTAAACTTGTATGAGCATCTACTTTTCCTTGTAGCATGGCATACATTTTTCTCTCTACTTCTGATCCCTGTAAATGAACTACAGTCATCTTATTCTTTTGTCCCACTCTATCAATACGAGCAATACATTGTAGGTAAGCCTCAACTGAACTAACAGGCGACCAAAAAACAACTGTGTCTGCTTTAGTCAAAGTCACGCCGTGCGAAGCTGACTGAGGTTGAATAATAAGAACCCTAGGGTCATCAAAGTTTTGAAACCTATTAAATATATTACGGCGTTCGTTTGCACTTACATCACCATTAATAATCTCACACCCATAACCTTGCTTTACTAAATGTCTATTAACCAATTCTATTGTATGTCTGAATGGGACAAATATTAGTATCTTTTCATTTGTTTCATCTATTACTTCATTAAGTGCGGCGAGTCTTGGTTTAATATCAAACTCAATAACATCTTTTTTGTCGGTGTAAACGGCTCCACCTGAAATCTGTAGTAGCTTGGTCAAGCCACTTGCAGCGTTAACTGCACTAATCATTTCACCCGCAGCTTCGATAAGCATTTGATCTTTTAAGGTTTTATAATACTTAACTACTTGAGGAGTTAGTGGCACATCTCTAGTCTGATACATGACATCAGGTAAATCTAAACAATCATTTTTAGCAAATCGTATCGCAGGTTGTAATGCTTTAAATACTAAATCTTTTGCAGCCGATCTTGGCACCCACTTAAATCTTGTTACTTGGGTCATAACTTTATCTCGCCACGCCCCACTAAATTTTGGGACTCTCTCTGGCGAGACTAGCTTGGCTAGTCCATATGCGTCTACAGGCGATTGAGCTGCGGGAGTTCCTGTCATAAGCCATAACCTAGTTTCAGGTTTAATTATCTTTGCTAACGTCTTCCACCTCGCCGTGCTTGGTGATTTGTATGCGTTAGCTTCGTCTATAATAATCAGATCAAAATTATTTTTTGCTATAGTCTCTCTAACAATACCTACGCCATCATAATTAATACATATAAAATCAAAGGGCTCTTCAATAATTAATTCTCTTTTCTTTTGTGTTCCATGAGCAACCCCTACTGTTCGGTGCATAACCGTATTCTGAACATCAGCTTCCCATGCAGAATACATAATAGACAACGGGCAAATAATTAACACTCGTTTAATTAAACCGAGCTTCATAAGATAATCCGCCGCCCATAAAGCAGAAGAAGTTTTACCTGTCCCCGCTTCGTTGAAACAGAATCCTCTTTTATTTATAGATAAAAATTCAGATGTAGTTTTCTGATGATCGAACGGCTCAAAGACCCCGGGCCAATCATAGTCTCTAGTAATGGGAGACGGTAAAGGTTTACGAAAAGAAACTAATTGGTTTAACCTTGTCATCTCTTGCACCCCCCAATATATCACTACTTCGGATAGGTTGCCTTTTTGTCCGACAACTTCAAACTTCTCAATCTCTTTCTCAATATGTGGAACCATATAATCAGGCACCGTCATTTTTACTGCTGTGTTATCTATAACTTGCATACACCGTTCTCTCTATTGTGGAATATTAGTGTAACATATCCCAAACATGAGTCAAGTGCTGGTTGACATTAAGTTCTTTGAAATTCGCAGGTTTTTACAGAACACCATCCGCAAAGGGGTGTAGGGTTAGGGCGCCAATTACCGTACTCGTAAGCTAGGTCTAGGCGTGTGAGGATTTTCTCAAAAGTTTTCCAATGCTTTTCTTTGTCTTCTCTTTTGTATTGAGCAGTTATAAAACTATTTTTAGCAACAAACATTAGCCCACCTTTAACTGTATTTACTTCAGGGAAGTGTTCAAAAATCATGAGAGCCATAAGTTTTAACTGTTTAGTATCAGGGTATTTATTACTGCCTGTTTTATAATCAACTACAAACGCATAGTCCCCGTCAATAATAACAAGATCGGCTATGCCGCGGCAGTATCTATCTTCACTATCAAAGGCACAAGGTTTTCTATCGTGTGTCAAAGCCATCTCTAATTCACAATGTTTAGTTCCCGGAATAGCTATTAGCTCATCTACCATACTTTTAAACTGTTGGTAGTTCTTTGCTAACTCAACACCGTCTCTTACATAATTCTCTAATGCAGTATGAACCTCTTTACCATAAATCATGGCTTCGTTTTCTTTAACTGTATAATTTTTAAGCACCCGTATTTCATGATATTGCTTTGGGCAATTTTGATATTGTTTAAGTGAAGAAAAACTCCATGTGTAATTGTCTTTAGTTTGTTCTTCCACTATCTTCCTTGCCCACGATATTTTTTGAAGTCTTTCTTAAAGTATTTGTTCATAGTAGAAGTCTTGGCTACCCTACCACCTTGACTTGTTCGTTTATGTATGGGTTCTCTTTCTTGTTCCGTTTGTTTTATTTTAGCCATTCCATCTTTCCTCATTAAAATTTTGTTTTGCTCTATTCCATGTTGCGGGAACAATCTGTAAGTTATCTAGTGAGTGTGTACCCCCTTTAGATAAAGGCCTAATGTGGTCTACTTCCCACTTAATATCTGTTATTTCTGAAAGCTTTGAGGACATAGTATATACCCATCTCGCCATCTGTTTATCTTCGCTAGAAATAATACAATTGTTTTTTTGTTTATTTGCTTGATATGTCTTTGCATATGCATTTAGTTTACCTCTATTAGCTTCAATATAAGATTTCATATACGTCTTTCTTTTTTCTTTGTTGACTTTTCTATAAGCCATCTTTTTTGCTAATATCTTTTCTCTATTAGCTTTATAGTGCATTTTACTATACGCAATCGTCCTTTCTTTATTAGCTTCACGATAAGCTTCTATTTTTTCTATATTAGCTCGGTAATAAGCTTTATACTTTTCTTTGTTTCCCTCGTACCAAGCTTTTCTATCTTCAGGATTCTTATGCGGCATCAATTGTCCTTAGTAAAAGTTTTAGGGTCTACTCCGACGAAGCCACAGGATTGTGGTTCGGTTATTTCAAATCCAAATACATCAGGGTGGTCGCCAGGAAGATTGCTATACTCCGTTAATAAACAACTTGCCGCCATATATTCACTACAGTTCTCATGATAGTATTCTATTGCCGTCTGGCAGTCATTAAAATATCCAACGAATTCTAGATCGTCGTAGTCGCCACTCAGACTTACTGTCAAAATGAATGCACCTTCTGTTAAAGTCATTTCTTTTTCTCCTAAAAAAATGCTTCTAGTAACCCATCTCGTCTGACTATATGTCCTTGCAATGTAATTCTGTATTCATTAGGGATATATTTTTTCATACCTGCTATCCTATGAATTATTTGTCCATTATGTATCACTAGGTCTTTCTCATTATACGCTAAGTGTTGCTGTTGATGAAACTCGTCTATGTAGTCCATGCCACCGCCAGATTTAGGTAGCTTAACCGCCAGAGTAAAAGCATAGCTATCTATATCATCTAGCCCTAGTGTAGTATGAGGATAGTCTTGATGCCAATTGCCTGTTATCTTTAAAAACTTTTTGTCACTTGGAAAGATATGAAATCCCGGAACTCTTAATTGGGTCGTTAGATAAACATCTTCTGCAAATACACTATTCAATACTACCCCTATTTGTGTATATAAATCAGCAAATGTGTGAACCATTATCTCATTTTCAACAGATAGATTTTTATAATATTCTTTTGTTTTTCCGTCAAGATACGCCCCTCTACCTAAAGTATAAAACGGGTAGTCTTTTGACCTACTAATCCATTTGTCTTTCGCAGACAAAACTTTATTAGTTATCGCTTCTCTATCAATATCCATAGGTATAACAGTAAAAGGTGATGTTTTTCTTACCACTTCTTCTTCCCACTCAATATCTAAATCCATTAACAATCTCCGTAGTTATCAGCCACGCCTGATTCACAAGCAATAGGCAATCCGTCTGCCCATTCAGGTGCAATAGACATGATGTTCTCAATATACTTTGTTCCAGACTCTACTTCTTCATCAGGTAGCACACAAACAACTGCGTCATGAACTGTCAATGCGGGTCTATACTTCTCATTAATCTGTATCATCTGTTCCCCAATCACAATCCTAGCTAATGCTTGAACTACATTCTCGGTTACACTCCCACCCCAAATAGTGACTTGCATGTTATATCTTTTTTTATATAGATAGCGTTTATTAGATTCAGAAGTGTCTACATGAAGATCGGGATAGCGTATATAAAGTCCGTTCGGAAACTTGATTCCCTCTTTGTCTACGAGTAAAGTGTTGTGCTTGTCTAAATAGTATGGTTCTTTCCCCTCGGGCCAATAAACTAAATCTTGCAATGCGTTCTCACAAGTTCGCCAGAAGTCCGTAACCTTATTGTTCATCTCTCTATACACCTGAACTAATCTTTTACATTCGGCTTCATCGAACTCTACACCCGCACCTAGCTTCAAAACATTCTGAAGTTTAGCAGCACCCGTTCCATATCCTAATCCTAGAATACAAGTCTTACCGACTGCTCGTTCTACCTTGTTTCGCTTGTCTATCTTCCTGTTATAAACCTTACTTGCAAACTCACAATAAACATCTCTACCCTCGGCATACCATTGTGTGACATCTTCTTGTCCTGATAGCCATACTAAAATCCTAGCTTCAATCTGAGATGAGTCGCAGTTAATTACCTTATGACCATATGGTGCGACCACCGCTTGTTTCAATGTTTTCTTCCGTGCGTCTCTCGACGGTAAGTTCTGAAAGTTAACTTTGTCTGACCCTGACCAACGCCCCGTATGCGCCCCGTAGTATTTCAACGGGATAGGTAGCCTACCTTTGTTTCTAGCACCCACGCCTATGAATCGTTCTATCCTAGTTTTTTCTATCGTAGACTTCGTGCCTAACCGAACGGCACACAACTCTTGTATAAAAGAGTCCTCATGCCCCTGCAAGTCTATAAATCCTTGGTCAGTCTTTGCTAATGCAAAGGTTTCTTTTTCGGTCGTAGGGGATATCTTCATAGGAACAACTGCACCCAACTCGGTTATCAATTCAGCAAACTGTTTGTTACTTGCTAACTTCTTCCTAACAGATTCTACATCTTCACACTCAAGTCTAGCCATGAGTCCTTGTAACAACTCCTGGGTTTCTATCTTAAGTTCTTCAAGTCTTGTAATAAGTAGCCCGTCGTTAACTTCTAGTAGGGGTTCTGTAAACATTCTAATAGTTATATCTATTAGTTTTAATTCGTCGTGGGGAAAGTCTTTGGATAAAATCTGAAATAGTTTATAGGTTAACTCGGTGTCATTGATACAGTATTGCCCATATCTATGTAGTTCGTGAGGTTGAAAGTCCTCTAACCTTTTACCTTTAGCGTCAAGGACTTCTGTTCCTTTTTCACCTAGATTGTAATGCTTGGATAAGTATGCTAACGATCCCCCCGCGTTTGTTCCATGTATTGCACGAGCCATACACAAAGTGTCAAGGTATATCTTTGGGGTTATGTTATATATAAAACTTAAGATAGCCCCGTCAAAAAGCATATTGTGGCAGACAAGTAATGAATTATCCCAATCTATTTTATCAAGTGCTGCCTTGAGTTCTTCATGTGAACCTGAATACCATTTAGTCTTGCCGTCATCTATCTTGACCGCAAACCCAACTACTTGAAACTTTGGGTCTCTAATGTATTCTTCTGTTGTTAAATTTGATAAGCTGAAACCTACATCATAAAATGTTTCAAAGTCAATCGTTATTAGATTCAAGTTTTCCCTTTCTCTCTTTTATACAAAATCCTTTTAAGTTCATCACACCCATGTCTGATTCAATAGAGCAATACCACTTGCCCCCGTGATTAATCTTTGCGTCTTTACCACACTCGCAACAAACTGCGGGACCAACTCGGTTATCTTCTTTTATAATAGTCATAATTTATTCGCATATTTTGTATGTTCATCACGACATTCTATACTACACCACCTACGATTGTCTTTTACTTTTGCTTCACACCATATACAACGCCCTGTATTATTATCAGGCACTTCAGTATCTACATTAGATAATGTTGCTTCGAGCATAAGCCGAGTTTCTTTATCGGCATTATCTAAATCATCACTCATACCATATGTCCCTTTGTCCATGGACTTTTTCTTATTCTTTGTTTAGCAGTTATAGGTTTAGGTAGGACAACTCCCCACCTTTCTAATACTGAAATAGCTACTCCCGAGTAAACTGCTACTTTGTTTCTTGTAGTTTCAGGTTTTCTATTCATATAATCTTCTGCTCTTTCTATAATCTTTTTCTTTTCTTCTTCAGTGTAAGCCACTTTTGGCATTCCTTTTCCTTTCGTTTAAAATAAACATTCTTCACAATTATCAAACGCTAATTCGTATTGTGAGATTTGTTGTGTTGGTTTCGGTTGTTTTAATCTTACTATCCTACCTTGAAAATGATTTTCAGTAAACCACTTTGCTTCACTTTTACTCCACCTATACTTCCTAATAATCTCGCCCTCATCATCTAGTAGGGCGTGAGTAAAGTCACTCAACGCCTTTATCCTCATATGATTTTATCTGCCTTTGGGCATACCATATCATTTTCTTTAGGTCTTGAATTGGGTTTCCCTTATGTTTACATCTCATCAGGTATTTGCCACATTGCCACAACAAAGGGTCTTGCGGAAAAAACTCTTCCAATACATCTATGACTTCAAACTTTGTCGTAGTGTAGTGTTTGGGTCTGTCGACGGGATCGTCTTTTAAATTTGCTCTCATGTATTTACCCTCTTAATAAATTTATGTCTTGCGTTTTAAAAAATAATTCTAATGCGTCTAGGTCGGTTTCGTCAATGACCATTGAATATCCCCCCGCCTTTCTTATCTCGGATAGGTTTCTATTTTGAAGTGCCGTTGGTTTATTACCATTAGCTTTACACTCAATACCTAAAAACATTCCTTTATAACAGGCGATAATATCAGGCACACCCGATGAACCATATCCCCCTGTTGACGCGTAAAAGTGGTAGCAGTCGTTCGCTTTTAATATCTTCACCACTTTGTTTTTAACTTTCTTTTCAGGTGTCATAAATACCCCCTCGATATAACAGGGATAATACTTAACTTATTTCCCTCGGAAGTCCACAACGCACCCGCGTCATTACCCTCGTCGTCCATCATAGGAACAATCCAATGCCCGTCAGTGAATTCTATAACGATATTAGCTTTAGTCCACCCTAGGTCGTCTACTTCTTGGGCAGTCATATATCTAATATGTTTAACAGTTTTACCCACTAAAAAGTTACTTACTTTGCCCGTCCAATTTTCTACTAATCCCTCAGTCTTCACAATTACCTCCTATACAAAATTTACTATTAGATATAATCTCGTCTTCGAGTTCTTTAAACGCGTCGTCTTTCATAATCTTTTTTCGTTCTTCACTTAACCTTTCAACAAGCGGATTACTGCTCTCGGTTACCTCTATCTGAATCAATAGACCTCGATCTCGAGCATGGTCTGCTATGACTGATTTTACAAAGTCTACAGGTTCAATGCCCTCCCAATTTGATACCTTTTCATACTTCTCGTCATCAAGTTTTACATCAATGATAACGCTAAACCTTTTATACCCCATTTTCACTCTCCTCTAATTCTTTAAGTTTCCTATCAAGTTCCACGTCAGTATAATCTTTCAACCCTGTGAACCCATTTAACAATACCCACTCGCACCACCCGTCTTGAACCTCTGTTGACATACTTAGTTCTTCAAATTCAAGCTCTGCAATCTTTTGTATCTTTTCTTCTCTACTCATCTAAGCTCTCCCCTTTTTATTATGGTCTCGATAGATATAATCATCACGAGTTATATCAGGGTCTGATTCTAATTCAGAAATCCACTCGTCGACTGTATCTGCTACATTATTAGGACATTCGGATAGATTAACTACTTGGCCGTCATTGGTATACCCAACAATTTCCCACGCTATAATTTTTTCTGTCACCATTATATTAATACCTCCCTTGTTAAAAATCCAAGTGCGAACCCAAGCAACAACCCTAGTAAATACCAATTCCGTTTTTTGAGTCTTACTTCAATAGTTTCATAACTTCTGTTTCTATAACTCATGTTGTTTCCTCTCTAGTTAAAAAATAAAACGAATCTAAAACACTACACCCTGTTTTCAATTGTGTCAAATATTGTATTACAAGTCGATCGACGGATTGGTTTCCCTTTAGGTTTCCATTTAGGTTTCCATTTAGGTTTCCATTTATCTTGGTTTCCATTTAGGTTTCCACTTTAGATTATATTTTTTTAGGTTAAATTTTGAGTTTTAAGTTTCGGCTGCGGATTTCATATCACTGGCGAGTGGTAGGAAAAATTGAGTGAATTGGTCAAATAAGGTCAAACAAGGTCATATCAAGGTCAACGGCGAAAAATAAACGCCCATAATCGACCGCTATGCAATTTAAATAGCACAACCTAACCATAGGTATTACCCTATGGTCGACTTATCGCTCGTCTATGGTCGCGTGGTGTTGTGGCTTATGTATTTATTTTGTGGACTGTATCAATACCCATGCAACATACACAAGTATTGCACCGCCCAAGGCGTAGAACAACACGCCCGTGAACAGTAGAATTAAAACGAATATGAATACTATAAAGGCAATCAATAGTCATACCCCCCTGTATCTCGTATGGCGATAACATCTTCTGCCATGAACTTCACAAGGTCAGCTATCTCGGTCGGCGTATAGTCTTTGATAGCTTTCTCGACTTCTGCGGTCGACATATAGGCGAACTCTTCATAGTCGTATATGGCGGTATTACCCCCCCGATAATCTTCATAATCCCAATCATCAGCTAACCCCCAACCACTTACGCCACTGCGATAAGAGTGTTTAGGTTCAGGTTTACGCGTGGCGGATATAGGTGCGGTCGCCCAATTAACACTCACAAGTTTATCCCGTAGCTTAACTAGGAAGTTAAGGTCTTGAGTTTCGCGGTGCGAATGTTGTGCCATATATCCCACGCCAAGATTGGTGCATTCGGGTATGAGATGAGTAAATTCAGCAGAATCCGTATAGACACCTTTAGGGGATATTTTGAATCCCATGCCGAGTATCTTTGCAAACTCATTGCCAAACTCATTCGAGCAACATTGTGATGAGTGTTGAGTAGTAATAACTTCATCACAACCCATGCGGTCTAAACTTATCATGTGAGTAAAGGTCTTGAAATAATCTTCCTGTTCCTCTGCCAAACATGATGAGCCAATACAACCTTGCTCTTCACCTCGGAAAAATATATAAGTGCCAAATACATTAGCTCTTATCATCTCCAACATAAGCCATACGCCCGACCCGTCATCTGCACCGAGACAATCCTGTTGTGTATCAACGAACGCCGTGCCGATTGAATCAATATAAACATCTTGAAGTATTCGTTCAGGTTCGGTTCTATGAACTGTATCGATATGACTTGCCCAACATATATTATTGTCAGACTTTTGGTTCGCGTTGTCATACTTGTATGCCATTATCTCACCGCGTTCAGACTTGATAGGCGTAAAGTCTTTCATGTATCTATCGATAAACGCTTGTTCGCCTTTGCTCTCATGTTCTCGGCGGTATGAATAGATAGTGCATATATCTATAAATTCAGGATTGGTATTGTCATCACTAACAATATCCCCTTTATTCTCAATCTTTACATCTGTTACCTTTGTATCAAAAATATCGTAACTCATTAAAAATCTCCTATGGTAAGTAAATAAAATCAGGGTTATCAATCTGGCAAGTAGTGCCGTCAGGTAAAGTCTTAACCCTTGTTTTGTGAACATGGGTAATTTTTCTAAATTCACCCCTAAATATATATTGGCTTTCATCTGTTGGTAATGTAACGAGAATATCGTCAGGTGTAACATAAGTATTAAATGTAACCTTAACAAAGTCAGTAGGTAGAATTTCTTTAACACCCAACATCTTGCAAACCTTGTTATATTCTTTTCCAACAAAAATCTTTGGTCGTTTAATTGAACATTCTAAATCCAAAAATACTTTGTAAGTTTTTTCAGTCATCACCCAACCAAGTTCAGTCGACATTAAATCATGCGACTTACTCCAATATTTCAATCCGTTAAATCTTGTTGAATACTTATTCGAGGTGTAATTGTAGTCATCATCATAATCAAGATAATTAGTGAATGGATCTTGTAACGAATCGAATCTTGGGTTCATAAATAAAGGTCTAACATATCCCGCTACATTCATATATAAATCGAATCGTTTATCATCTAATCCTGAATCTATTGCTACATAGTTTTTATCTTTATACGAATCAACAATCTTAAATACATCAGACGAATTTCTATGGCGGTCTTCAGGAAAACTTCTGCCCTCGCATATAGGCAATCCATTTTCGTCACGCGAAAATTCATTATGATAGTTTATTGTATTAATTTGGGGAGTTATAACCTCTCTAGCTACATCTTCAAAACATGACAAGCATAGTCTTTCTTGGTCAAGAGTGTGAGCATCATCTTCGTGTATTGATTCGTCACAATTTTCGCAATAAGTATAATTGTCATCTTCTTCATCTTCATCACTGTCTGAATATGACCGCCCGTTAGTATTTTCAAGATAAAAGTCAGTTTCATAATCGGATTCAATGTGTAAATAGTCTCGGTCGTTTATGGTTTTCTCAACCGCATAAACCCACTTATCGCCCAATTCATCATGGCTCTGCCCGTCAATATATGGCACTGAATAACTGTCATATTCTGATAACCATTTGCCGTCAAGATAAACGCCGTTTAGATTCACGCGGTCGGTATATCCGTCTGCTGACAATTTTTGTTTCAGAAAATTACCTAGCTTGGATTCACTCGCGTGGGGATATAACCTGATGTAACCTTTATGTTCATCATCACGAACAATGCTACGCCCGTGAATATATCCTTGCTCATCTTTTAAGACTGCGAGTTTCAAAACAGATTTTGGATTCGCGTAAACTTTGACGGCCCGTTTATTAGTCATACATGAGTGAGAACGCTCGTATCGTTCGCTCTGATTATCCTCATGATAAGCACTAAACCATTTGTCCTGTTGGTTATCTACTGATTCCTGATTGTTCTCGCACTTGCCGTCAATATAATCTAGCGATAAGTCATTAAATCCAGCGTGTAAAGTCAAAAAATTATCCGCGAGTTGTTTAATCTGTTTCTCGTTCAGTCCTAAAAAATCTCTGAACCTCGCGAGGTATTTTCCAAAGGTGGTCACAATCTCACGCCCTCGTTTCATGTCTGCTAAATCACGATAATATGCCACGCTACCCTCTTTGGTCAGACTTTGGTGTAAGAAAGTTAAATTATCCAAACGATTGATTTGAATTTGGTGAGTGTCATAATCATAATCAGTCCCTTGGCATAACTCTTGCCAACCCAACATACGCCAATCTTGTTTTCTTCTTAAATCGATAACCTCGTTGTAGTCCGATATAGTCGGATATCCTATTTTTGCAAAGTTATTATATTTCCGTCTCATCTCAAGATTTTTAGTCTTTAAAACTGACAATCCATATATACCCGTAAATATCAATTTAGAGTAGGCGTTCGCAATATCAATCTGATAACTTAACATCATTGCAAATTTTGTTCCTGAATCCAAATTGCTCGACCTTGCATTTGCCTTAATAAAACTCAAGGCGTAGCTTAATTCTTTCCCTTGGTCGTGCCATACTTTATGTTCACTTCGATATATAACTCGGTTCTTATTGCCATATCTCTTTATATCCCCGTTCCAATTCTCACGAATATAATTAAGCATGGTGCTTTTATAATACGATTGAGCCGTATAACTACCCGTCTCATAATGACTTAAAACGCCATGAGCCGTATTCGATAGTTTCATCAATCGGGTTTCCCCTTTGGATTCCTGTTGGTTTCCTATTTGGGTAATATTTTCTGATACTTCTGGTGCTATTGTTTCATATTCAGTCATATTAGTTCCTTATGTTGATTTTTCAAAAAATTTCTTATTTGGGTCTGTTGGTGGTTCGTTTGTTCGTGGTTCTTTTTCTTGTGGATCTCGTGCAATTTTTAAACTCCCCAAAAAACAAGAACAGACAACGCCAATAAAACAAGCATAATATTGAACGCGACTAAATACCCCGCGTTTTTCCTTAGTTTATTTTCTCGGCGTATCTGTTCGCGTATCTCTTCCGCTCTGATAGTCTCTAATAAAAACTCTTTGCGGGTTCTTTCGTTTAAGTCGTGCATATTGTCAAAACTCCTTTAAAAGTCAAAAAGTGTAAAATTAGGGGTTCATTTAAAGCCCGTCACGCGTTTTTTAAATGTTCCCCCTTGTAATGCCCTTGCTTATTTAATGCTTTTCTTCTGTGTTTCGCCGTGTGTATCTTATCGGCTCATCAGTGGCGGACTTACCGCCAGACACAAAAAACGCCAAGCGTTTGACTTGGCGTTCTTGTTGTTTTAGTTGGTCGCGTAATTGTATGATGTAAGCTC